TCGAGTGCTTCGATATGAGTCATTTTCTTCTCCTTTCGGTTGTACTTTCAACTTACAATTAGATTATAAGCGATTGAAGAGGAATTGTCAACCCCTTTTAGAAAAAAAGTTTTTTTAATTTTCCCATTGACACACTTTTCTTTTTATGATATAATGAAACGGGACGCCATTTTATCGGTTGAATTGTCTGACAATTTAAGTTAGCATAGACTAACCGATGAAGAGGGTAAATTGTCAGACAATTCAGAAAATTTACGGCGGCCCGCCGACTAAAAAGGCGTTCCTTTCAGAACGCCTTTCTTTTTTACTTTTCTTTCTTCTTTTTCTTTTCCTCTTTCTTCTTTGCCTTTTCTGCCTTTTCCTTTTCTTTCATCTGATACTCTTCACGGACGGCATACCCATCATACTCTTCACCATCTCGTCCACCAGTAGGAACGGATACGGCAACCTTTACCCAATATTCGTTTCCCTCTTCACTTACTACGGGGAAGTTTAGGGTATTCGATTTTTCATTACCTACATCTTCACCGATACCATCGAGAAAATCATAGAACTTCTTGACCCATTCGTTGCGGACGGTTTCCATTTCTTTCTTGTTTGCCATAGTTTTTGCCTTTCTCCTTTTAAGGGACTTCTCTTTAACTTCTAACTTATTCTACCACGGGCGCAACTCCCTGTCAACCCCTTTTTGAAAAATTTTTTTACGGAATTTTGTTAAAAAATTAACAATGGGTAAGGGAGAATTGTCAGAAAATTCGGAAAATTTTCTTAGGGTGAATTTTCTGAAAATTTTCCAAGAATAAAATTCGGAAAATTTTCTTTTTCAATTTTTTCTATATATATTATAACATATTTTTTTAAGAATGTCAAGTTTACCAAATTTTTCCAATGAAGAGGGAATAAAAAAGGGTTGTGTTTGCAACCCTTTTTACTCTTTTAATCGCAATCAAGAATGGTAAGTTTATTTCCTATATTATATTTTTTAATATAAGTTTTGTTTCCCGTGTTTTCATTAATTTCAGCAAGGTCTTCCTTGACAGCAGATTCATTTGTGCTTACACATACGGCGGTTGCATAGTCAGCAATAAGATATCCTACATAAACTATCATTTCTTTTCCTTTCCGTCCTACGGACTTTCTTTTCTTTATCTTACAACCTTATTATAAACTAAAAAAGAGGTTTTGTCAACCTCTTTTTAAAAATTTTTGTACATTTGCGGGATAGTGTGTTACAACGTTATTATCGTTTACATATAGATAACAATGGAAAGAGATTACTTCACTATAGACGCCCGCAATTTCAATTTTAAAGTACTCAAGATAATTTTGCGCTGTCTTTTTATACTCATGAATTTCTCTTAATTCATCGACGGTCACATACTGTCCTTCCCAATATCCTTTCGGAAAACCTCTTTCATCAACTGCTTGGGTACTAAGTTTGTATTTCATTTCTCTTTCTCCTTTCTTTATCTTAATAATATCACAACGGAATTATTTTGTCAACCATTTTTTAAAATAAAATAAAAAAAAATTTTTTTTAAAACCCTCTTGACAACCCCTTTAATTTTATGATACAATAAAATGGGAGACTCTTCCTATAGGGAGAATTATCTGAAAATTCTGAAAATTTACCTATAATAAAAAAGAGGACTATTCGTCCTCTTCCTCTGCCATGAATTCGCAATCGACTTTTGCGGTTTCAAGTGTGCAACGACCATTGTCGAAATATGGACACATCCAATCATTTACGGGACATTCGAGATTAATCATTTTTCTTCCTCCTTTCGAACTTTTGTTTTTTTTGGGAACTTCTTCCCTCTTTCTAATTATATTATACCAAAACTTGAAACTTTTGTCAAGATTTATTTTAAAAAGTTTTTAGGAAAAGTTTCCATATTTTTCCAATTGGATAAGGGAAAGTTTTCAGAAAATTATAAAAAAAGAATAACCCTTTCGGGTTATTCCTTAATAAATCCTTCTTCAGTAACTGTCGGAACATATTTCCTTCCAAGCCATGCAATGTCAGTAATATCCATTTCCTCAAACTCTTTTAGGATTTCTTCGTCCGTCGGATATCCATCTTCTTCGTCTCCCCACATTTTGCGAAGTGCGTCCAAATCGATATCTACTGTATACGTTCTGTAAAACTTTGCCATAATTTTTTCCTTTCCGTCTTTCGACTTCTCTTTTTATCTTACAAGCATATAATAACATGAACTTGTCAATTTGTCAACCCTTTTTCCAAAAAAATAATTGTTAAATTTTTAACAAACTTCGGGCGAATTTTCAGAAAATTTCTCTCAATGAAGAGGCTTGATGAAGAGGCTTCGAAGCTCTCAAAATTTCCAACGGCTGTCCGAAGCTCCCAAATAAAATCGGGAGCCTGGCTCCCTGGCTCCTTGCCAGCTCAGCTCAGCTCCCAATTTTTTCCTGGAAAAAATTTCCAGCACGGCTGGCCGCAATCTGCGGCTCGGCTCCGCTCGGTAGGCTCCCGTCCTCCACTAACAGTATATCACGGCCGCGGGTACGGTGTCAACCCCTTTTGAGATATTCGGAATTTTCAGAATATTCTGAAAATTCGATAGGTACGGTCGTCTGAATTTTCTGAAAATTCAGATAACTATTTTTGGGATTGTATTTAATTTATCTGAATTTTCTGACAATTTCGTCGGGTTAATTTTCAAAATATTCTGACAATTTCGTCGGTGAAGTTTTCAGAATTGTCTGAATTTTCTGAAAATTTTACGGGTCAAACTGTTTGAATTTTCTGAAAATTAACCCATTGCCCTTGTTAATTTTTTAACAATCCAATAGGGTAAATTGTCAGACAATTCAAAAAAAAAGAGAGGGTCACCCCTCTCTCTTTTCTTTCGCTTTTCTTTCTCTTTCCTCTCTCTTTTTTCTTAACTCTTTCAGTTCTCTTTCTGCTACTTTCTTATAGTCAACATCTTCATATAATCCCATCTTGAAAATTAACATTTTTTACCTCTCTTCCTCGTCCTCTTCGAACGTGTCAAACTCTCCAAACTCTTCAAAGTATTCTTCGAACATTCTATCCTCTATGGTTGCGGTGTATTCCATCGGTTCCAGTTCACACATTAACATTGTCTCATTCTCCTCTCTTTATCTGTTGTTTTAACCGTTGGGAGCGGTCGCCCGCTCCCGCTTGTCTTCTTGCTTACTCCATTTCGTCGCCCAGTACTCTACCATAGAAGTACATTTCAATTGCATCGTTGATTGCCACGAGCAGGTACTTACCATCGGGCAGACTCGCGATTGTATCCCAGTAGGGATTCTTCACGTTCGGCATTGCTAACGCTTCATCAGGCGTAGCATTTCTTAATTTTGTCAGTTCTTCAATTTCCCAGTTCCAAAACTTATTCAGTGCTTTCTGTACTTCTTTGCTCTGTTCATTCCACTTTCTCATTGTATTGTCCTCTCTTTTCTCTCTCTGTTTTAACCGTTGGGAGCGGTTGCCCGCTCCCGCTTTTCTTCTTTGCTATCTCTGTGCCATCTCTTTCAGATACTTGTTATGTGCTTCAGTCCATTCCCAAGCCATGGCGAGCGCTTCACCAAGGTCGTCCACGCCCTCAATGTAACCGAGTTCGTAGAATCCAGCGGTATTCTCTTCCATCTCGCCCACGATGTAGGCGAGACCGTTACCGACGACAATAGTCCTGTAGCCGTCGGCGCTCTCAATGACTTGAATGATATCCGAATCAGTATACTCTAACCATTTCTCTAAATCGTAGGTGGTAAAAACTTCCATGCAGATGTAGGGGTTTTTCATTTTTTTTCGTCCTCTCTTTCTCTTTGGTTTAACCTGTGGGGAGTAGGTAACTACTCCCCGCTTTTTTCTCTCTCGCTACATTCCCAAACTCTTAAGAGTGGTAAATGTTGCCCTATGGCTTTTTACCTGATAAGGTACGCCATCGAGCCATATATCAGGGGCGTCCGTGTATGGTACATTATCCCATTCCCAGACCTGCCCATATTTTTCAAACACGAGCGCCTCGGCGCCGTTGCCGTTGTTTCGTTTTGCGCCGTCTTTTGCGGTTAACTCTTCGGCTTTTCTCGCCATGGCGTTATGCTCACCAACGGGGACAATTTGCCACGCCTTGCGCCGTAGCGTTTTAACGGCGTAGGCGGTTACGTTCAAGCGGATTTTATCGCCGTCCATGTAGGCGAATTCTTTGACAGTATTCCAATCAACGAAAAAAGCGAATGTCTGTCTCCACTGCTCGGCTACTACGATATAATTATGAGTAAAAGCGTTTTCGTCATAGGCTTTTAAAGCCTTTGCCAGCTTGTCATTTTTTTCCATTTTGTTTTCTCCTTCCTATTTTTCCCAGCTTATCCCACTTGTGCCGTAGCTCGACCGCATGGCGGCGGCGTCATGGCCTCACGATTGCGCAAGTAGTCCCCTTGTGTTGACGCATTGTGGCGCATAGGCGAGACAAGGGACGCCCTCATGTTATGCACTTATCAAGGTACAAGTCGGATGGAGTGGGCGACCCTTGCGACCGCCTTGCCATCTCTAACTGTCTAAAGATTATCACACTTGCAATCCCCGTTCAATAGGTACAAGCAAAAAAAACATGGCGGGGGTACTTATTTTTTACCCCTCTCGCCGTAGGAACAGGTACCCTCTACAACATATAGTGTAGTTTTTACAAAAAAGTGCCATCCTATACTATATATAGCCCCCGTGGTATATGGGATTTTGGTTGCCCTATGCTAACTGAAACGGCATACCCTGGAACATAAGACCCACGAGCCACGAAATCAAAAATCAAAATTTCTCCTCCAATCCCTCTACAAAATCGCTCTCGAAAATTTGACTTCGCTCCCATTTTCGTGTATAATATAAGTGTAGGGAGGAAATGGACATATGAACAGATTAAAATTGGACTTCTCTTTAGAGACGGCCGAGGAGCGAAAGAACTTTATTGATACGTATATCGTCCAGTTCCCCGACCTTACTAATAGTGAAGCCGAAACGATTGCAAACTACCTTTTATGGGGGAAGACAGAAGAAGGCGTTGCTCTCGGCGCAGACACCGACTTGAATACGAAATGGACAAAGGCCAACGAGACCGATTCGCTTGAGTCGATTTTAGAGAATCCGGCGCTCGCTAACGTTCAGCTTAAGACGCTTAACGAAGCTACACTTATTAAAAAACCAAGAGTTGTATTTGATAGGGAAGAGACCCGTAAAAGTGCGCCACCGTATCTCTTACGGGTTTTTGAAGACCTCTGGCGCACAATTGATGAGATTGACCTTACAATCAATTTTTATGAAATTAAGGTTGGAAAGAGAGATAAACCGCCGAGAAACGAACTTCTAAAACGATTTTCTGACGAAGACTGCGCGCGGTTGAAAGAACGAGCCGAAACGCTAAACCAATATACTTATTTGAAGAAACGTCATGAACTTGTGGAATTGAGAAAAGAACAATTCACACTTCAAGACTCGTATAAAACAACCTTCAATCTCCACCAATCAATTTTCAATTTCTACGAACGTAGCTTAAGTTTCGATTGTGAGATTGAGGTTTTACCACTCGGACTCATAACGGCGCCAATTGGAAGCTTAATTTTTCAGCCAAATTTTGACCCTCGCGCCCTCAACGATCAACAACTTCGTAAGATCAGTGAGTTAATTTGGAAGAAGAAAGACGTCAATCAACGCAAACAATTTGATTTTCGTGAACTCGAACCCGTTTACCAACTTTATCTCTTTAAAGAAGACTTTATTGATCAAATTGATAAGAACTATGCGGCTCACTCGATTGAGTCGAACCTCGAAGACCTTTTAAAAACCCTCGACTTTTACGAATCAATTGCGGATTTAACCGACGCTCAAATTGAGATTCTTCGGTTTAAAGAACAACACAAGAAAAACTCTGATATAGCCGACTACATTAATAAAAAATATGGAAAGAACTACACCGCTAATTATATAAGTACAATCTTTAGACAAAAAGTTGTAACAAAAATTAACGAAGCCGCAAAACTCCACCAAGACACAATTGAAAATTGTTTCTTCCCCGAGAATTTCAAAGCCTGTACCGATTGCGGTCGGATTTTACTTTTAGATGGAAGAAATTGGGTTAAAAAAGCCAGAAGTAGAGATGGGTTTCAAAATAGATGTAAGAGATGTGAAAGGGAACTAAGGAAGGCAAAGAAGAATGGATAGAAGAAAAATTAAAGAGAAATGCGCGGAGTTAATGTTACGGTTAGAACCGCAAGAATTTATTGGGATTTGTAAAATTTTAGGGGTTAAGCTTTTAGAGCAAGACACTATAGAGAAAAGTGAGGAATCTGGAGAAGTTGTACTTAGTGTGCGCCCGGCCGAAAATTTAATCCAAGATGCTATTGATAAGATTGGGGAGCTTAATAAAGTGCAGTCGCGCAATTTATATAGGTTACTTAAAGCTGCGACTAAGGAGAAGTAAATGCCTTTACAACCAAAGTTTGATATAGATGTAGAAGATAAGAAATGCGAACACTGCGGCCGGTTGAGAGATTCTTTTGATTTTCTACAAACTAAATCATTCCTATTTCCTTCGGGATATATTAATATCTGTACGGAATGTTTGGGTGAGAAATTAGAGGAAGCAGATTACTCTTGGGAAATGATGGATAGGATTTGTCAATATCTTGATATTCCTTTTGAACCGACAAAGTACGAAGAGTTACGAAGTACGAATACGGCAGCCGGCCTTCTGAAAGCTTATAATCAAATTTACTTTAACAGTGAATATGAGAATATAGATTGGGGCGCTTATAATCAAGCCTATAGAGAGCTTGAAGAACGTGGCGCCCTTGTTGACGTTGTGCCAGTTCTCGGAGACGAAGAACGTAGGAAACTCCAGGAGAAATGGGGTATGAACTACGATGAGGAAGCTTTGAGATATTTGGAGAACTTGTACGATGGTCTTCTGTTGACTCAAAATATCAATGGTGCCCTCCAGGGCGACCAAGCTTTGAAGATTTGTAAAATTTCGTATGAGATTGATAGTAGAATTAGAGCAGGTGAAGACTTTGATAAACTACTTGCATCGTATGATAAACTTGTAAAGACTGGAGAGTTTACTCCGAAGAACGTCAAAAATGCAAGTGATTTTGAGTCAATGGGAGAACTATGCCGCTGGTTAGAAAAGAAAGGATTTGTTAATCAGTTCTACGATGGAGAGACGAGAGACGTTGTAGACGAAACAATTAAAAATATACAAAGTTGGAATCAACGCTTATATACGAATGAAAGTGGAATTGGTGATGAAATTACCCAACGTATACAATCTTTGAAGACTGCGGCCGAGCTAGAAAATTATTATGACCTCGAACAGAATGTTGACTATGATGAATATGAAAATGAAGGGTTCGAGGAACTTTATAAAGATGATGAATTTACTGCTGATGTAGGCGATGGGGGAGTATAATGCAGGAAACTAGAAAAAAGGTTATCCTAAGTTCACGCCAGGAACTATTATCAGAAGATTTCATTGAACATGCCGAAAGGGATGGAATAGAATTAGAGAAAGGAGCGGTTATTACTACTGAATATCTGGAGAGACATAGGACTGAGTTAGAACAATGGGTTCAACTCTTTACCGCCTATCCAGATTACTACTTAGATATAATACGTCCAGCAGATTCGGAGTTTAGTTTATTTTTTTATCAACGTTTTACTCTCCGAGTTCTAATGCGTTTTAAGGACGTTTTTATTACTGCGCCGCGTGCGTTCAGTAAATCTTTTATAACAATACTTGCTTTCTTTTTACAATGTATCTTTATTCCTGGGAGAAAAGTATTTATTTGCGCCAATACAAAACAACAAGCGGCGCAAATTACAAAAGAAAAGATTTATGAAATTTATGAGCATTGGCCTTTGCTGAAAAAGGAGATAGTCGGCCATGAGCTTAAAGACTATCCTGGTAACTTTGGTAAAGACTATGTGTCGTTGCGGTTTAGGAATGGTTCACAACTTGACGTTGTGCTGGCCGGTGATGCGGCCCGTGGTGGCCGTAGACATGGCGGCATGATTGATGAGATTCGAGATGGAGAGGAAGAGGCTATTAACTCCGTTGTTATTCCTCTTGTAAACGTATCTCGTCGTTTACCAAACAATACGGTGAATGAGAAAGAGCCGAATCAACAAATTATTGCCACAACTAGCGCGGGGTCAAAAACCTCATTCTCTTACGAGAGATTAATTGATACTTTTGAAAATGCTATTATTGATCCAGA